AATTTTTCCCAGTCCTGATGGCGTCTCTCCCGAGGAAGAGGCTGTAATATTACCGATAGTCTGCATTTTATCTGCAAGCTGGGAGGCTTTATCTACTGCCTGGCTCAGGCTGTTACTAAAACCCTGGGTGGCAGATGTGGCCTTACCTATGCCGGAGGTTACATTATCCATAGAGGAAGATATCTTAGTCGCAGAACCCGCAGTATTATTTATCTTTTCAGTCATCTCATCTATATATTGATTACCTGTTTTTATAGCATTATTTGTGTTTTGAAATTCCTGCGGCAGTCTGCCTGTTGTTTTTATAGTGTCATCCAGGGCGGTATTAAATACATCAAACATCTGCAAATCAGCTTCAGTCAGTTTACTTATATCACCGTCAATGGTTTCCATTACACTGTCTATATGTGCCCTCATCTGTCCAGTGGCATTATCTATAAAGCCCTGGAGCATATTACTTCCTTCTGAGGCCGACATCTTACCTGTCATAATTGCCGTCTGGATATAAGAGAGCATTGCCTGCTTTCTTTTATTGTAAGCAAGCAATTCCTGATTGGCATTTTCCAGTATTTTATCTCCGATTTCATCGAGTTTGCCGAGCTGATCCACATATAAATCATAAGTTTTCTGCTCTACATCATTTAACTTCTGACCCGATGACACCCTCAGTAAAAGAGGTTCTCCTTCCTGAGCCAGGGCGCTTACCATTTGCTGCTGAAGAGCATACATTTCTTCAAGGTATTGCTTCTGCTTCTGAAGGTCTCCGAATATGGAAGTAGCACCGGGGGATTCCGCTTCCCTCCGGGAGAGTTCAAGGAGCTTTTCTTTATTACTTATCTGTCTCTGGAGTTCTTCTGTTTCAAGGTCTTTTTTCTTTTGCTTAGACTCTACATCAAGGGCTTCTAATGAGGTATAATACCATTTATCTATTTCATTCTGATCTACTTTATGATCTTCATATTCTGCTTTCTGCTGTTCCAGAGCAATCTTTTGAGCATCACGCCAGGCTTCTATGTCATCGAACTTATCAGGTGTTAATTCGGCAAGGGAAGTAAGTAACTGACGGCGCATTTCTGCCTGTTCTTTTATCCTCTGAAGTTCTTCTTTATCGTCTTTTTCTTTATTTTTCTTATCTTCAGTCCTTATTTTCGCTGCTCCATCGGAGTATTCTTTTTCAATATTAAGCCAGAGGTCATGATTAGTTTTAGATGTTATTCCATGCTCCGTCTCGTATGCTTTTATAGCATCTAAATATTGTTTCTGCGATACTTCTCCATCTTTAAGAGAGATTTTCAAACCTTTTATAAAGTTATCCCAGTCATCTTTTTGCTTCTTTAGATTTTCTTTAGTGGATTTATTATCTACTTTTGCCAGATCTTCTTTTATTTTAGCTATAGTATCAGCAGAAAACCTTTCATCTTTAAGCATTGCCTCCAGGGCTTCCTTTTTCTTATCTACCTTCCATTTATTAGCTTTTGACTCATTATCAAGCTGCTTTAATATTTCTTTGCCCTGTTCATCAGTGAATTTCTTTTCAACATTAGTCCTTAAATCAACATAATTCTTATGCTTATCCAGTATTTTCCGAAGAGTTTCTTCCTGCAATCCCCCGGATTCTTTTTCTGCCTTTACTATCTCTTTATCAATTTTTAAGAGTTCTGTTTTACTGGCCTGATACTGCTTTTGACTGTTGGTATATTTTTTCCAGCTTTCGGACGTCTGATCCAGAGCAGGAATGTAATCACTAAAACCCTGGACAGTGCTCCTTATTGCTGCTGCAAATTGATATTCTTCGGAAGATGCTTCTTTTAACTTATCCTTTGACTGATTTAATTTATCTATAAATCTTGCTTCGGTTTTACCTGCTTCATTCAAGGAGACTTCAAATTCTCCCAGCCATTTATTTACTTCTTTAAGTTCAGTTTTATATTTTTCATATAACTTCAAATCTTCAGGACTTACCACCCTGTTATTCGGGGCGTATTTTTCCATATTAGCCTGAGCTTCTTTTTGCATCTTAAGGATTTTATCGTAAACTTCCTCTCCATTACCAGATACATCTTTACCGGTATCAAATCTGACCCTCATGGTGCCTATATTCATATTATCTATCTGTCTTTTTCTCATGTCTTCGATCTGCTGATCTATAGAAGCAATATCTTTTTGTATCTGGCCGGGTGATTTATTGAAAGCTATATCAAGAGGGGATTTATTTACTTCATCTATTGCGGATTTAAGGGTTTTGAGCCCCTGAGCTATTTTTTTACTTTCCTCTACGACATGATCTGACTTAAACTTCTCTGCTTTATACCACGCATCCAGTAAAGCATTACCCACTGTTCCTATTACTACGGCCAGAGCCGCCCAGGGGGCAATAGTGGTTACGCTTGCGGTAAGGGACATAAATCCTGCTCTGGTTGTACCTGCGGCAACACTGGCGGCATCAAGGGCAGTTACAAGAGAGCGGATTTGAAGACTTGCCTGAGCAATTCCTGCCACTGTTACAGTCATGCTTCCTCCAAAAAGAAGGAAATTGGCTGCTATATTTTTAGTTCCTTCGCTGAAACTATTCATCCAGTTTACTACGCCGGTGAGGTTTTTTATGAGATCCGTAAGAGTAGGGAGAACTTCTTTGCCTATACTGGCTTTAAAACTGGTAATAGCATCTTCCAGGTTACTCATTGCGCCTGTATAAGTTTGGGACATTCTTTCCATAGCGCCGCCTGATGTCTCTCTAATATAAGCAAAAAGGGTATCATTTAATACTTTTAAATTAGTCACTGTGCCCTGGGCGTTAACAATAGTTTCTCCGTATAACTCCTGGGCTTTTTTTGCAAGGAACTCTTTTGTAACGCCGAAATTTTCTTTCAGTCTAGTAAATTCACCTGTCTGAACATCGGCAATAGCTTCCATAGTGGAAGCTAAATCTTTTAAATTATCTGCGGCAAAATCACCAACATCTTTTAAGTGCTCTTTTACGCTTATGCCGTACTTTTCCATACGGAGTCCAACATCTTCCAATTCCGGGAGTTGGAAAGGAGTATTCTTATTAAATTCCTCGAAGAAATTACTCATATCTTCGGCAACTTCTTTGTTCCCTTTTGCCCAGCCGAGTATCCTGGTATTAAGATTTTCAAACTGGGAAGTAGTGCCTATAATATTTCCGGCAATAGATCTTACCCCTTCGGAAAAACCCTGCAGCTTATCGGATATGGTTTCCATATTTCTTATATAAGCATCTGCTTCTTGCTGTGCCCGAGAGAAAGCTTTTTCTCCGAGTTGCTTATCTGCCATAGATTGAAGTTTTTCAAACTCTTTTTCAACTTTCTGAAGTTCTTTTATGGCTTCATCAGGACTGATTTTAAGCTTTGTCTTTTCTCCTGAAAGGACTTTTTCAAGTTCTTTTTTCTTCTGTTCAAGCTTTTCAAGGTCAGACTGAACTTCTTTTAAAGATTTTGATGCCTGGTTTTCTGCTTTAAGCCGGAGCATTAATTCATAATCTTTACTCATACTTTTTCACCTCCTTTCATTGCATACTTTTCTTTCATTTCCTGAAAGAAAGAGTTTCCTTCTATCTCTTCTGCAGAGGGCGTATAATCTTCTTTTTCGCTGTCTTTATAGAGCCATTTATTTAATTCCGAAATACCATGACTCCACTCAATTATTTGCTGTCGAGAGTATTTACCTTCTATCTCCTGAGGGTCCTTATGGAATTTATCACAGAGTATTAAAGTGCAGAAGTAGAAAGGCATATCCTCGCCAGTCTCTTTAACCTTGAGAGGAATAGGTTTGTTCACTTCACGACATGCTTCAAAGATAAGTCTTTTATCTTCCTCTGAGAGCAGATGCTCTTTATATTTCAAATCAGTACAGGCAAAAGAGATTTGAGATGTTTCATCGAGACTCTCAAATATCAATCCCCTGGTATAGGTAAATTCAATTACCTTGAATTCACCCAGGGAAGTTGATATTTTTTTACATCTAAGAAATCGCCCCGGGTTAAACACATCTCAAACCTCTTTATTATTTAAGCTTCCACCATGCCGTCAATTTTAGTGTATCCAAGAGGATAGGCCGCGTCAGCCTCATTTTCACTCATTACTGCCTCCATTGTTACATTAAAGGCCCAGATGGCATTTTCTTTAACATCGATACTGCCGACCGTGACCTCTGCCACAGGCATAAAATGAACTATTTCCTTCTTGGTATTTGCATCAGTAACGGTAAGTTCCATTTTATACTGATCGGGAAACAGGAGTTTAGGATCGAGCTTTATCTCAGTTCCTGCAGGAGGAACGCACTTATATTTAGATCTAACCCAGTCTCCCTCTTCTATACCAACATAACCGGATATACCCGCATCGGGAAGGGCTATAATTTCTCCGAGAGCGGCATCCAGATCATAATCTACATCTCTTATAAGAAGCTCTCCTACTTCATCTGTTTCATCTGCTACTTTAGTTATAACAGGCTCATCGCCTCCAGAATCTACGACATTCTCCCAGTCTAACCTGATAGAAGGAAGTTCGGAAGAACGTCTCTTTTCAAGCTGCAAAAGCTGCTGATCTAAAAGGTCTGCTTCGAAGTAGACATCATATTCTTCTTCGCCATCCCAGACCTTCATTACATTGTTCCTTGCACCCATCATAATGAGGTAATTTTCAGGGGTAATCTGCAGGGCCTGAAATGTAACTTTATAGAAAGCTTTAGTTATAATTTCTCCTACCTGTTCGGCAGGGGTATCGTCTTCATGAACATAGGTTTCCGTTCCTTTTTCCACATCATATTTACCCCCAGTAAATCCAATGTCCACGTCATTTACTTTTAAAGGTCCTGCACCTATATGAGTTTGCGTTTTATCTTTTACTGTTTTATATGGTCTCACTGCTGTTTCTGCCATAGCTATGCCTCCTTAAGCTTCCCAGAAGTATCTTCCGTATTTACACCCTGGCCTCTGGGCGTGAGTACAAACATTTAAATCAAAAGGAATGCCTGAAAACTTATTTTCATAAGTAACCTTTGCGAGCTTTCCCTTTGCTTTAAACAAAGTAAGTTTCTGATACTTGCCGGTCTGAGGATTTACTGCCTTGAAATCAAAATCGTGATACTTTGTCACGAAGCTTTTAGGCTTCATGTCAATCCTGAAACTGGCGGTTTCTGTGTATTCATAAACTACCTTTAAAGCCTGAGTGTCCGTAATAGAACCGGTTTTCTTCTGAAATATTTCTCCTCTTGTGTGGTCTATATAAAAATCTGTTTCGTCATACTCTGCGGTATAACCGGAATTGTAAACTCTTACTTTATTTGCGGTAAGATATGTCCCGGTAAGTTTTACGGCGTTACGGCTCCCGCCATTCCAGGGAGCCATAGTTATAGCCTCCCCGTTATAGGCTCTACACGTCAGGGTTAAATCCCCGTCTGCCACGGTAGTGCCGGGAGTTGTGGGATAGGTAGGCGGAGTGCTTCCGCTCTGGTGAGGTTCAGATCCGATACTTGTAACCTCATAGAGATAACCGTTTAGCACGGCAGGTTCCACGAAAGCATTTAAAGCATACACCGTTTCATTTGCTCTTGCAGTGTAGACTTTCCAGTAAGTGCTCTTTGTGTCGCCTGCAATCCTTATCAGGGTATTATCACTTATACCCATTGCCAGGAGCCAGTTGTCGTGGCGGTAAAGTTCAAGAAGGGTAACTCCTGCAGTAGCGCTGACTTTCATAAGGGCGCTTATCAGTAATACCATAGGGAGATCTACTTCAATTCTTTCCTTTTCAAACTTAAAAGAAAAGGCAAAGTTTTTTACATGCCCCAGGGTAGCCTGGTCACAGTACCCTTCAGCGGCGCCCATCATCACCTTATTAAAATCTTTTATTTTAATCACATCCTTTTACTCATCTATTTCCTGGGTGAGTAATTTAACTGAAAACAATATTTTATAAGTCCAGACCCCGTCTGTCTGAGAGATAAACCGGATCTGTTTCGGATACATCTTTTTACATTTTAGAGAGTCTATCGGCTGATAGCCGGTAAGGATATCTTTAATTCCATTGATATAATCATAGGCTCCCTGGTGAGTTCGAAGTCCTCTTATAGACACGGTTACTACAAAGAGTTCTTTTTCTTCCTGGGCTATAAAATCAGAAGGTTCGTCCCCCAGGAGGGGTTCTCCGAAGTCCGATCCGAAGTAATGAGCAAGGACTGCCCCCTTCGGATGGTTAAGTCTGTAAGTGTCGGGGCTTTCAGGATAACCTTCTACTTTTAGATCTGTTATATTGGTGTTAAGTTTTTCTATAATGGAATTTTCGATTTCTTTAATAGTCATTTAAACTACCTTTAAACCCCTTTTAAAGGGCATTTAAATTTTATAATTGTGTCGTGTAAATTTCGCCGTTTGTAACTTCTATTTTATAAAGAATTGAAGTCGCCGTATCTACTACAATCAAATCGCCATCGCTATATATATTACCTGCCACCTTTAGAGCGTAATTAGAATCGACTGCTGTACCCACGTAAACCCCTATTCCTTCTAAAGTAGCATTCGGATCTGTTCCGCCCGGATCGCCCGTGGCTCCAGTCTCGCCTGTTGGGCCTGTGGCTCCAGTCTCGCCTGTTGGGCCTGTGGCTCCAGTCTCACCTGTTGGGCCTGTGGCTCCCACTGCCCCCCATGTCGAAGCAATTTTATTTGGGTCATTCGGATCGAAAAGTCCATGTCCGTTATAATAAATATTCTTTCCCGTGGTAATAGTCAAGCCATCCAGGAAAGTCTTCATCCCTTTCCACCTTTCAGCCAACGGAGACACACCGTAATTTTGAATATCTGCAAAAGAAAGGGAAATGCAGATAAGTAAAAGCATTAAAATAGAAATGACATAATGAAACAACTTCACAAAAATCAACCTCCTTAATAAGTATAGGAATAACTGCATCCTTCTCCGTTTACAGATACTTTTATATATATATCGCTCAGGTTGGCTACGCTCGGAGAGGTTAAAACCAGCTGGCTTGCAATATAATTTGGAGCAGAATCTGTATATCCCCAGTAGATTGGTTGTGTATTAGTAGATAGCGGTGTAATTACCAGGCTTGAACATGGAACCGAACTGGCAGAAAGTTTTTCAGGTGTCGAAGAAGCTGCCACTGTTTTTTCACCATCTCCAAATTCTGACGGCGGAGCTACTACAACTCTTTGCGCGTTTTTTTCTCTATCCAGTTCCTTATTTGCTATTTGCGATTCGGTAAGAAAAGTACTCATTACCATTCCTCCTTTAAAACATGCTTAAATATTCTTTAGTATAAACTTTATCAGAAGCGGCTTTATTGGTTCTTATGCCAGTGCCTCCCGTTTCGGGATTACCTGGCCCTTCCACAGGTATACTTAAAAGAAAAATACCTTCCTTTATATCCCGGAGTCTCTTAATCCGAAGCTTATACGAGTTTGCAATTCCCTCTGTAATTCTGTCTGGAACCCTTTTATACAGATAATAAATAGATATATCTATTGATATATCCTTTACGTCTTCCGGGACAATCTCCAGGGGAAGAGCGTATCTCCCCCTGAGATATCCGTCTATCTCCCTGTCTGCTTTTCCGATTGCCTCGTTAATATTATCCTGATTGGCAGCAGGAGAAGGATCATTATTGCTGAGATCTATAATTGTTTGCTCATTAAGAGCTTTGATTAAATCTTCCAGATTACAGTATGGCATTATTTCAGAACCACTCTTGCGAACTGTCCGGCGCCGGATGAAGCTTCTTTTGCATGACCGTTAATTGCCACTGGAAGGACTCCGCCTGTCAGGGTATTGGCGGCTGTAAGAGTCGGATGTGCGGCATCGGAAGTTACCGGGGTTGTGTTGGTTGGGAAAGTTACAGCAGTAGTAACAGCAAAGTCCGCAGCCTTTACTGCTCTACCGGTAGAGTCCGATGTAATCGGATCTCCTGCGGCAAATATACCGCCTGTCTCCAGCACCTGAATACCGTATACTTCTACGGCAGCCATTTCGCCGGCTTCAAAATCATCCTTCGCCACTCCCAGGGCTTTCTTACCTGCGGCGCAATGAGCGCCATCGAAACCGACAAATCTATTTTTTGTAATAGCAGAAGCTGCTAATATACTATCGGCGAGCAAATCTTTACGAGTCATAAAATTATTCCTTTCTTATATACAGTCCTTAACAAGGTAACCTGCAGAAGGCATGACAATCTTCGGAAGTAATATATCAGTAGTGTTGATGTATGTGATCTTCCCGTTTCCCGGCTTATAGGAAAACACGAAAGGCATCTTGCCGAGTTCGGTGTCATCTAAGCGGAATGTATATCCAAGCGATGGCATGAGGTCACCGCTATCAATGCTGCTCTTTCCGTTATACACATAAGCAAGCAGGCAATCATTACCCCATATGCGTTGTTTTGCAGATGCTTTTGCGGCACCTTTCGGGCGATACATAGATCTGGAAACCAGTATTTTTTCTATTTCAAAAACTTCCTGAAGGAGTTCGAGGGTAATAATTCCCTTCTGTGAGTATTTAATTAATTCGATTACCCCGGGATGAGAAGTTAATGCCTTATATATAGGCTCACTTATTAACATTACATTCGGAGCCACACCTATAACACTGCTGACATCCATCTTTTTATCTTTAATATAATTTACCGGATCGCTGTTTTCTTTGTTCGACCATTTATTTTCTCCGGTAAGGGTATCAGAGTGACCGTCTGCATAATGTGTAGTATTGGATAATTCCCTCGCTCTTTCAAGCTCTACCTTCAGGGCAACTTTACGAGTAGTAATGACCTGGGCGCGTCTTTCGTAGTTATAAAAAGCGGCTTTCTTTTTTCGATAATCAACCTTTGCTTCGAGGTCATGCTCAACTAATTGAATGGGCAGTTCTGTTGCATTTTCAATATCTGCAACATTGGAGTCTGCATCAACTGCCCTTTCGGTATCTTCTTCCTGGAATTCTTCCTCTCCGAAAGTCGGAACGTTCACCAGTTCCTTGCCTACATAAGCTACGGGTAATATCTCTTCGAGAACATGGGAGGGATTTTTAGTTCCCCGCGCATATTCTGTAAGTACAGGTCTTATCTCGCCATTGAGTTCAAGTAACTTGCTGGCCATTAGTTATCCCCCCTTATAGAGTCCATTGCAATTTCAAAACTTACATTGTTTTTTTCCTGGAATTCCTTTGCCCTTTTACAGAGGGCAAGTTCTTCCTCGTTTACAGAATAAGATTCAATCCTGTCATAGTCTGTGGTTTTTCCTGTGGTTTTCTTTACATCAGAAGAGACCTTATCTTTTGTTGCTGTCTCACTGAAATCTACCTGCTTCTTAAGATTTCTTTTTAAGAAATCCTTGAGCTTATCTATAGAATCTTCCTTGTTTCCCTCGGAAAACTCATACTTACCTGTGTCGTGGCAGATTTCAAGCATACCCATTACAAAAGGTTTATCTGCCGGGGTTATATACTCTTTTAATCCTTCACAGAAAGAGTTGTAACCTGCTTCTCTTTTTTCTTTTTCTACTCTTTCGAGCTGTGCCTTAAGCCGTGCAACTTCTTCTTCGCGCTGTCTTGCTTTTTCGGCAAACTCCGAGGTGATTGTTTTTGTTTTAAGATCTGCTATTTCTTTATCTTTTTCCTTCTGTTGTTCCATAAACTCGGCAAGGGCAGACTTGAGATCCTGTAATTCTTTTTCCCTGGGATCTGCTTCGACTTTTGCTTCAATAGTTTTTGCATTTACGGGCATACCATCATCTCCATCTTCATATTCCTTAAAATTACATTCATAAACAAGATCATCTTTATTAGATATAAATTGAACTTCTTCCAAACCAGGAACAGCAGGAGGGTTTCCTCCGAGGAATCCGATGTGCCTCAGGGTTTTATTGCCCCTGATTGACACTGATATTTTCGGATATTGTTTATTATTAACTGCCTCCGCGAAAGGAGGCATTACATCCCTGAATTGAGCGAGTAATTTACCACCATCTACTTTGAAATTCTTTCGAGACCATCCCCAGGCGGGGGAGTTTTCTTTGGGATGGCCTATTACGAGTGGGATGTCACCTTTCGAGGCATTTGATTTAGAGGCAATTTCATTAAGGTCTTCTTCTGACCAGAAAGTTTTCTCTCCGGAAGAGTCAGCGTGCTCTCCCGTTTCGAAAATCTCATACCATTTTTCCGGCTGCACTAGATTCGGATTGGTTTTTATTTTAGCTGCCATAATTTCCTGAATCAGGGTTTGAAGTTGGGGATTAATGACTCATTGCTGAGGTAAAGATATTTCCAGATCCCCAACGGCATATATTAATGAAGTCTTCAATGAGCTTCTTTATGCTTATAAAACGAAACATCTTTTACCCCCAGCTTCAAACCCTGTCTTTTGTTTTTTATTTAGATTTTTTCAATGCATCTATAACCAGTGTCACCAGGGACATTAAAGGAGCGAAGTAATCCATAAATGAACTCCCGCCTCCCTGGGCGCTCTCAATCATTCTTTTTCCTGCCTGGAATATTGCAACAAAAATAGAAGGCTTATTTACTCCCTGCAGCCTGAAGCTAACTTGAATATCTTCACCTTCCTGCATCTCGGCGTTCCAGTCATGAATTTTAAAAGGTTTTTTTTCAGGCATAATATTTCTCCTTGACAATTCACTTAAAATTATTGATATATAATTAACGCACAGGTTAATTATAAAAATCTCATAGTGACAAAATCTATTGACATTTTTCAATAAAAAATGTCACAGATTCTTTTGTAATATAAAATAGAGATTGAAGCTATTAAGAGAGGTTTTAATGGAAGCAATTGCTAAAGACTTACTGAAAGAAGTAACAATGGATGACCTGCCGGAAGACTGGCAGTTTGTCGCAGATCTGTGCGGCCTTGAAAATGCAATTAAAATTATTGCAAATTTCTATGGCGATACTCTCTATACCCCCGTAAGAACCCTCACTGCAAATATCAGGAATAAGTACATCGCAAAGCACTTTAACGGAGACAATGCAAAAGAACTTGCACTAAAATTTGGTATTACAATCAGAACCGTCTACAGAATAGCAAAAAAAAATAACCTCAAAAAAGCCTCTTG